TAGCAGAGAAGCTGCGGCAGCACCCTGATGCTCCGGAGGTTTCTTGTGACGGCGTTTTACCAACTGGCGACTTTTGCCCGTGGCCGCTAGCCAATGCGCAGAAAGTCGACAAGATGATGGAAGAGGTGTGGACAGAAGTCAACATCGACAACCAGGCCAATAACAGGATTTTCTCGCCAACAGGAGAGGCGCTGTATGACTGCACGAGAGTTGGCGGGGAGCTATTCGGTTGCGATAGCGAAGATGGCGACACTGTGTTTATTCATTACAAATCAGAGCGGCGGTCAAAGCACCACAGCGAGGCCAGGAAGGTACGTCTAGGAAAAGGCAGCAAATTTACCCCCAAAAACTTGCCTTCCAAGGAGGTTCAAGCTCAGCGACTAGCGGTCTGCGCAGAGTGTCCTTACTTCAACCAGGAAGCTAATGCGTGCGGCCAGTGCGGGTGTCCTATAGCTCGATTGGCGGCCAGCCCCGGCCCCGGACGGGCTCTTTGTCCTTTGGGGAAGTGGAGTAGCTAAATGTCAACCAATAATAACAACATTTGTCCGCGCGAGCCGGACATGGATGATTGTAAGACAAAAAAGAAGCGTTGTCTTACGGGTCCATGCAACGGGGGCGCTTACACTGACGGTGAGGAATGCCCAACGGGATATGACTTCAATCCCGAGACGTGCGAATGTGAGCCCAGGGGCTTGTTTGACGTTTACGGCTGGGCGTACTTTTGTCCTGCATACTCGGACGGCCGTTTTGGTTTTGGAGGTCCTGGATACTGTCGTGGCGCGTGTTCGGCAGCACCGGCTGACGGGCCAGATCTCAGGGGCGGTCCTGTCTATGGCTGCGACTCCCCAAGAGTGGTGAACAGCTACGGAGATCAGCCAGGAGGTTTCCCTAGTTGCGGCTTTGCTAGCTTCAATGCTAGGTCTGAAATTTTCTGCGAAACATTATCAGGCACACTCGCTCGTTTCACCCTGGGCGGTGGCTGCGGCTCATGTACACCGTACGAGATGGTATCAGCTGCATGGTACCTGATTCCAGAAGATACGACTATCGACGAGAATACAGAACCAACATATACTGCTGGGCAGCCTGACCTTGGCCAGCCACCCCGTGGTGACGACATAGACCCTGGAGCCCCCTGGGAGTAATAGGCATACTACGGCGTTATTTCTACAGGGGTGATCCCTGCTGAACCATGTCTGAAGAGAACCTGACTCCCGAGACGGAAGCTAAGGCTCCTACACCTGCTACCGATGACCTGATGCCCCGCTCTGAGGCTGAGAATCTTCTCAAAGCCCTCAAGGCCGAGCGCGAGTCACGCAAGCAGTATGAAAAGCAAGTCAAGGACCAAGCCGCTCAACTCGAGCGTTTTGCTGATGTAAACCCTGACGAGTGGACTGCAATGCAGGCCGAAGCTGCTAAGGCGGCCCAGCTACAAGCCCAGTTCGGTGAAGCCAAAGAAGCCATCGAACTGAAGTACAGCCAGCAAGCCGAAGCTTCTGCTCAAGAGGCTAACGCTGCTAAGCAAGCACTCGCTGATTACCAGAAGAAGTACGCTTTGGAAAAAGTGTTCTATGCCGCTGGTGGTCGCACCGATTCTGCTGATGGCGTGTCATTCTTTGACATGATGGCTCAGCAGGTTGGTGGTTCGTTCCGTCACGAGGCTGATGGCAGCTTGACTGTTGTTGACGCCGCTGGCGATCCTGTGCTGGACAAAGAGTCCGGTAAGCGCGTGGCCGCTGAAGACTTCATTGCTTCATACAAGGTTCACCCCATCTATGGCACATTCTTCAAGGGCCAGAAGGGCTCTGGTGCTGGTATCGGCTACGGTGGCACTGATGCCAACGGCATGCCGACCGAAGATCTGAGCAGCCTTTCTTCTACTGAGCTGTTCAAGCGTGCATTTGGTTGATAACTTCACCAAATACTCATCTGGGGGCTTCGGCCCCCTTTTTTTATGTAAAGTTTGGTAGATAGGTATTCTATCGTTAGATGATACCCCAAGGGGTCCGACGAGATGTTGGAGTCTGGACGGGTGTCCTGCTTGTAAAGGTGCGATGCCTTATGTAAGCAAATCACCCAATCCTCTCCATTCATCTTAAGGAGTTTTTTTAAAAATGGCACTTACTCTTCTTGAAGCTCAAAAGCACGCCAAGACGCCTGCTGAGCTCGCTGTCGTGACTGAACTGGCCGCTGGTCAGCTGATGTCCGTCCTCCCTTTCCGCTCCATCGAAGGCAACGGCCTTTTCTGGAAGCGTGAAGAGGCTCTGCCCGATGTGGGCTTCCGTAACTACAACGGCGCTCTTGCTGAGAGCTATGCTGAAGTTAGCCAGCAGTCTGAGAGCCTGAAGCTCTTCGGCGGCGACATCAAGGTTGACAAGGCTATCGTTGAGCTGGAAGGCGCTGAGGCCAAGGCTTATCAGATCCAGGCTCGCGTTCGCGCTATGCGTCTGGCTTGGGAAGCTCTGTTCATCGTCGGTGACAGCAACCAGTCCCCTTCCGAGTTCGACGGCCTGGCCGCTCGCATCCAGAACGGTTCTAGCCAGTACTTCGCCAACGGCGGCGGTGCTCTGGACCTGGGCAACCTTGACGAAGCAATCGACAACGTTGACGCCCAAGGCGGCAGCAAGTACCTTGTGATGTCGAAGTCCATGCGTCGCGCTCTGACCCGTCAGGCACGCACCAACACCCAGATCGAAATCACCCGCAACGAGTTTGGCTATCAGCAGCTCGTGTACGCTGGTCTTCCTGTTCTGGAACTGGACCGCGACCACAAGAACGCTCCTATCCTCGACGCTACTCCTGGCGCTCAGGATCTGTACGTCGTCAGCTTCGGCAACGACCACCTCACCGGCATCCAGAACGGTGGCGTGAACGTGCGCGAACTGGGCGAGAGCTTCGACCAGCCTCAGCTGGTGACCCGCGTTGAGTGGTACTGTGGCATGGCCCTGATCAACGGCCGCGCTGCTGCCCGCCTCGCCGGCATCGACGCTACTGTTGACCCTTCCTGATAATCTGATTCTACGGAATCTGAACGCTCTGGGGCTGCTTCGGCGGCCCTTTTTTATTGGGTATAGGTAATCTATGTCGTAACGCTCGGCGCCTCCTAGATCTCTACGAGAGGGCCCTGCATATTTCCTTGTCTATCATGGCTGCCCGTTCTTCAGGCATCTTTGTTCGCGAAGGTTTTAACCTTGACGAAGAGATGCTCGTGCCCGCTTCCGGCACTGTTCCCGCTAACCTGTATCACGCCAAGACCGTCCGCGTGATCGCCATCAACGTTTCCGGCACCGACCTCGTCGCCACCATCGGCGGTCAGGAAGTTGCTCTGAGCGACGCTGACGCTGACCAAAACGGCGTGGTGATCGCCCACCTGCGTGGCGCTCTGTGTGCTGACGAGCCTGCTGGTTCTGCCTGCAGCATCGCCGGTACCGCCACCAACGACGGTGTGTATCTGGAGCTCGTCGACGGCCCCCGTCGCTGATCTTCGGCTAATTAAATCGAATAGAATCAAGGGTCCTGCGGGGCCCTTTTTTCGTGGCAATCTATAACGTCCCCTTGCAAGGAACTATCCTATGACTGACCGTATTTACGGCATTCACCAATCCCAGCCCCATGACGTTTACGCCTATACGGTGGCGAACGCAGCCAAGGCCGGGCTAGATGCGAAGCCTTATATGCTTTCATCCTATCCAGGAACTTTTGAGCCTGGAACAACACAGGTCGTCTTTGAAGACAAGCCTGGCTTCTATGACGAGAAACTGCTTGACGGCCGTACCCGCCGCTACTCGGTTGTCACCATGTACGTGGTGTCAGTCTCCCCTCGCAGCTTCGTTGGCGTCACTGACATTGTAGAGCAAAGCCTGACTAGGCTGGGTTATTCCGACCTGCGCGCGATGTCCACCTATGCAACCCCAGCCGCACTAGCTTCTGCTCTGTCTTTACCCGCGGAAGAAGTTGGCTCGATGTCTGGCGGTGCTCGCATTGACCTGATCGCCGGCACTCCTCGCTATTTTGGAGCCGATGAGAATCCTGAGGACGTCCCCCAGGACGGCGCTCAATACGTTCGTACTAGCAACGGATGGGACGCTATCGACCTGTCTGAGTACGAAACGATCCAGGGCACCAACGACAAGATCGACGCTGCTCTGGGTTCGACCTTCAATAGCCGCAACGTCCTGTTGACCTCCAGCACTGCACTATTTGCCGACGGCGAACCTGCAACTGTTGATCCTGTCAGCGGTCCTGGCTGGTACTACAAGAACACAGCCGGCAACAAGATCAACTGGTACTTCTATTCCGGTGGATCTGACTCTGAGACTCTG